AAGTTGGTCTACGCAAACGAAATGGGAACAATCCACCGTTTGCAAGGTAGGGCAGAAGCTTTTGAAGATTTACTAAAGGCGGTCGAAGAATCGCCTAAAGTTAAGGCGCGTTAGAAATAACGCATTTGTTAAGCACACCATAACGGGAGCAGCATACATTGCGCTGCGAAACAGAGTTGGTGCTTTAAGGGAGAAAAAAATGGCATTGCCAAAACAGGTACAAAAGCAACTTGATGAAGTTGAAGAGTTAGAGAAACAATTAGAAGCCCAAGGCGAAGAAGTAGAAGCAAAACCAGAAGTTAAGAAAAAGAAAACTTCTAAAAAAGCTAAAGCCGAGGATACGGAAGTTGAAGTAACAGATGACGAACCAATCGAGGAGCCTGTAGCAGTAGAAGCAACGCCGGCTAACGATTCTGTCGAAGAAGTATCAGAAAGCTTTAAACAGAAGTACGCTACATTGAGAGGAAAGTATGATGCAGAAGTTCCAAGACTGCACCAGCAGGTTAAAGAACTTACTGACCAAATGAATGCTATCCGATATGAAGCAGAAGCTGCAAAAAAAGCAGAAGCTGAGAAACCGAAAGAGAAAGTTAGTTATGTTACCGATGCAGATCGAGAAGAGTACGGTGATGATTTGATCGACTTTCAACGTCGAGTTGCTAAAGAAGCGTCCCAGGAGTATGAAGACCGCTTTGAGCAACAGGCTAGAGTAATTGAACAATTGCAACAGCAGATTTCAAATACTGGAAGCCAAGTTGGAGAGGTAGGTTTTACCCAGAAGCTAAATGCTTTAGTCCCTGGATTTGACCAACTTGACAACGACGAACGTTGGGTTGCATGGCTAAATGAGTACGACCCTATGACTAGGGGGCCACGCAGAGATCAAGCTCAAGCTGCCTTTAATGCAGGTGACGCAGAAGCGGTAGCTCACTATGTGGGTTTATTCCGTGAAAGTGTTGAACCAGTAGCTAACGGCAAGAGTGATCGCGATACAGAGCTCGAAAAGCAAGTAACACCAAGTCGTTCTGCTAGCACAGTGACTAAGAGCTCGGGTAAGGACTCTAAAGTATATTCAGAAAAAGAATTGAATAATGCTTGGACTAAGATTCGAACTTTAAACACACAGGGCAAGTATGACGATGCGGAAAAACTTGAAGCTGAGTTAACCGCTGCATACATGGAAGGTCGAGTTAAGTAAAATTAATTAGCCATTTAAGTACACAGCCTTAACCCAAACTGTTTTATTTTTTAATTTTTAAGGAGTACAAAAATGGCGGCAATATTCCCCGTAGTAGGCTCTGGTGCGTTTGACACTAACCCTAGTTATTCAGGTAGTTTTATTCCACAATTGTGGTCTAACAAGCTGAATGCAAAATTCTTTGCGAACACAATGATGACTGAAATCGCCAACACTAGTTGGGAAGGCGAAATCAAGAACCAAGGTGATTCAATTCGCATCCGTACTGCACCATCAATCACTATCAATGATTATGCTGGAGCTGGTACGACTTTATCAAGTGAAGTTCCTGTACCTATCTTTCAAGATTTACAAATCAACAAAGGTAAGTATTTCAGCGTACAGGTCAACGATGTATTAGCACACCAAGCTGATATGGACTTGATGAACATGTTCACTGATGACGCTGCTAAGCAGTTGAAGATTGCAATCGAAAACGAATGCTTCTTCCAGTGGTTTGTAACAGAAGGCGCAGCCGCGGCTAACAAAGGCGCAACAGCTGGTGCTATCTCAGCAAGCTACGGTCTAGGTACTGACACTGTGCCAGTTAACCAAGCTACATCTGGTGAAATGTTGAAGATGATTCTACGTATGTCAGCTGCGTTAGACGAGCAGAACGTACCAGAAGAAGGTCGTTGGTTGATTATGTCTCCACACGATCGTCACATCTTGATGCAATCAGACATTGCACAGGCGTACTTCACTGGTGACCAGTCAAGTATCGTTCGTACTGGTAAGATTGGAATGCTAGACCGCTTTACGGTTTATGTTTCTAACTTACTACCTAAAGGTACTACATCTAAAGCTACAGTTGCAGGATTAACAGCAACTTCAGCAGGCGCTACGCTTTCAAATGCTAAGCCACGTCGTATGATGGTAGCAGGTACTTCAGACGCTGTGTCATTTGCTTCGCAAATCACTAAGACAGAGCCTCTACGTAACCAAACAGATTTCGGCGACATCGTTCGTGGACTTTCTGTATATGGCCGTAAGGTTGTTAAGCCTGAAGCTCTAGTTACAGCGTTGATTGGAACTCCATAAGGAGGTCTAGTTAACTAATTGAGGAGGGGGGAAACTCCCTCCTTATATCAACGTACGGAGTAGAATGTGGCAACAATAAAAGTTATAGAAATTATTAAGCGCGTAGAAGATGTTCTACAAGATTCAAATATACGATGGCCACGCGTCGAGTTGCAAAATTGGCTTAATGAGTCGTACTTACAAATTGCGTTATTAAGACCTGACGCTAGTTCTAAGACCGGTACACTTACTTGTGTTGCTGGTAGCAGACAAACAATCACATCAGGATTCTCTACTGCACTACGTTTACTAGATGTAGTAAGAAATTTAGCAGCTAGCTCAGACAAAAAAGTAGTTCGACTTATAGATAGAAGTGTTTTAGATGACCAACGTCCCGCTTGGCATAATGATACCGCTTCGGTAAACATTCAAAACTATACATTTGATGTTAGACAACCTAAAGAATTTTTTGTGTTCCCTCCAGCTACTACCTCTGCTCAACTAGAAGTAGTGTACACTGACTTACCTGGGACACATAGCCTTTCTGAGGCAAACTTGCACCCTACTACCGGTAGTTCAGAAGTTATAAAAGTGGATGATACATATTTAAGTGTCATTACTGATTGGATACTATACAGAGCTTTCTCTAAAGATGCTGAATTTGCAGCTAACGCTGCTAGGGCAGGTGCTCATTACCAGACATTTATGTCGTCTATAGGTAATAAGACACAGAGTGATGTAGGCTCTTCACCTACGGAGGAAGTGTAAATGGCTACTACTTTATGGACAACTTTTTACCCTTATGTACAACCTTATGTTCCTGGGTGTCCAGAAATTGTTATAGAATCGCACTTACAAGAAGCAGCAGCTGAGTTTTGTGCTGAAAGTGAAGTTTGGCGATACACTATAGAACCGGATTACACTTTCAACGGAGAAGCAGACTACGATATAGATGTGACTACGGGTACTCTTTTAGAAAACATAATGTATTTATACTTAGATGGAAATATGTTGCAGAGAGTGTCAGAAAGGCACTTTAAACCTGCTGTTAACAAAGACGGTAGTGCTGTAAAAGGTACACCAATGTATTTTTCCATGCTAGATGATAACAGTATCCGCTTATACCCAACTCCAGACCAGAAGTATACGTTTAATGGGCTAGGAGTACTGAAACCAAAATTATCTGCTACTGGAGTAGAAACTTTTATTTTTGACACTCATGGTCGTTCTATAGCGGCAGGAGCTATTGCTAGACTTGCGGAGATTCCTAATAAAGAATGGAGTAACCCAGACTTAGCTATGCAGCATCGTATTGACTATGAGCGTAAGATTTCTAACGCTAAAGGAAGAGACACTAGAAGAGTTAATCTTCGCGTGGCTTCTGTAGGCTTTGCTGACTAGGAGGACAAATGGCAGAAACTTTTAAATTCGTTCAAGGAGATACTGGCCCACAGTTGCAGTTTACTCTAACGGACGACGAGACCGGCCTTGCGACAGACTTAACTAGTGCTACAGTTGACCTTCATTTCCGCGCTGCAGGGGCAGACACTATATTATTCACTAGAAGACTACAGATTAAAAGTCCAGCTACAGCAGGAATAGCAGTTGTGGCATGGGCTACTGGTGATTTAGATCAACCTGCAGGGGCGTATCGAGGGGAGCTAGAAATAGTACGAGGGTCAGGTGTACGAGAAACTTTATACGATGTGTATAAGTTTAAAATTAGAGAAGACTTTGCATGAGTATAAAAAATAAATCTCTAACAAAAAACAGTATAAGTGTCTCAGTTAAGGCATTAGCAATAAGCGCTCTTGCTGAGTTAGGTTTTTACTTAAAACATATTGAAAAGTTTGATTCAGTATTTGCTAGTGACGCTGAGTTATTAGACTTCGTAAAAAATCTTACTGAAAACGTTACTGTTGGAGAAGACGCAGCTATAGCGTTTACTATGGGTACGTTAGTAGAAAGTGTAGGCGTGGCAGATACGTTTGCTAAAATAGTAGCCTACAACCGTAGCTTTACTGATGGAATTGCTTTAGATGATATTGCAACAATTCCTAATGGAATCTTTTCTAAAAATAATGTTGCTTTTGCATCCGATGAGTTAGGTGTAGACTTAACCAAGCCTTCAATAGCTGATTCTGTTACCGCAAGTGAAATAATTGGGTTGTTCTACAACAAACAACTTGCTGATGCTATAGCTTTAGATGACGCAGTTGTTTTACCTAATTCGGTACTTACTAAAGGTAATGTTGCTACAATGAGTGATGTAATGTCACTATCTCACCACTTTGGTAGATTTTTTAATGACTCTGTAGCTTTAGACGATACAATTGTTCTCCCTGCTGGACTACTTACTAAAGGTAATGTTGTTGCAATGACTGACTTACTGTCAATTTCTTATGGGCATGGTAGAGTTTTTAGCGACACTATTGTACTATCAGATGTTGAGAATAACCCTGTAGGAACAAACGTACTTAACACGTCAATGCTTAACCCTGGAAACTCACAGTTTCTACTAACTAAAGGTAACGACGCAGTAGACAACTTTGGTGTTACAGACGTAGCCTCAGTAGGGCCAGGTAAAAATTTAGCAGATTCATTTACTTTTGGCACTGACACTAATTACTATGGTGTAGGGAAAGGCGTGCCTGAAACAATTAACTTAACAGAGGAACTTTATTTTTCCCTCAAAACTCCTGTGGATACTATAAATCTAGCAGAAGCGGCGGTCAATAATTTTTCTAAATCGCTAAACGAAAGTGCTGATATAATGAATATATCTGATACAATTAATTTAGTACGTGTCACCGGCGGAGTCATGAACATGATTCCATTGAATAGAGTACAATTAAACTAGGAGTTTAAAAATGTTAAATGATAACTTAGCACTAACTGGTGCGTTAACAATCGAAGTAAATGATGTAGTAGTGCAAAAAGCAAAAAATCTAGTAGTAACAGCAGGTAAAAACTGGGTTGCTGATAGAATGAACAATGCAAACACAGTAATGACGTATATGGCGTTAGGTACAGGCACAAATGCTGCAGCAGCAGGAGATACAACTTTGCAAACTGAATTAGACAGAAATGCTCTAACAAGCACGACCGTTTCTAATAACACTATTGCTTATGCAGCCACTTGGGCAGCAGGAGATGCAACTGGCGCGATTACTGAGGCTGGTATTTTTGATGCTTCTTCTGGTGGCGACATGTTGGCGAGAACTGTGTTCTCAGTAGTTAACAAAGGTGCGTCTGATTCAATTACAATTACTTGGACTATTACTATATCTTAATAATTCAATTTAGCATCTAGAGGAGTAGTATATGGGAGTTAAGTTTACCAATAATGCCTTTACCACTTTATCCAGTGGTATAAGTGCAGGAGCTACTAGCTTTAGTGTAGCTTCAGTTTCAACATTTCCTTCCTTGGGTGTTGGAGACCATATGTATGTCTCCATAACTGATGAAGTAGTTAAAGTTACCGCAATCAGCGGGACTACGTTAACCTGTGTTGCCACGAGTGGTGCGCACAGTGCTGGCGTTCCCGTTGAGTTAAGGATGACAGCAGAGCTTTTAAATGACTTTGCTGAAGATACTGAAGCCTTACCGCTTGCCGGTGGGCAAATGTCTGGCAATATAACTATGGCAGGCTCGCAAACAGTTGATGGCAGAGATTTATCAGCAGATGGTACAAAATTAGACGGCATTGAAGCTAATGCAACAGCCGACCAAACAGCTGCACAGATTAAAACTCATTTAGAAAATGGCATTGATAGTGTTCATTACGTAGATGGAAGCATTGATGCAGAACACATAGCATCAAATGCAGTTACTACAGCTAAGATTGCAAATGATGCAGTTACAGAAGCTAAGTTAAATTTAATATCTACCGGCAGTGTACCTTCGTTAGAGGCTAAAGGAACATCTGGAGTTACAGATGGTTATATACAATTAAATTGTTCAGAAAATTCACACGGTATAAGATTAAAAAGCCCGCCTCATTCGGCCGGTGCTGATTACACATTGACATTTCCTGATGATGACGGCGCTGCAAATGAAGTTCTACTTACTAACGGTTCAGGTGTCCTAGACTGGACTACGGTCGGTACATCTTCTTTAGCTGCGACTTCAGTTACTACAGCTAAGATTGCATCAGGTGCAGTTACTACAACTAAGATTGGAGCAGATGCGGTAACAGGTGCCAAGATTGCTGACGACGCTATTGATAGTGAACATATAGCGGCAGATTCAATTGACGCGGAACACTATGCACCGGGCTCTGTAGACACTACTGCACTAGCTGCAGACTCAGTAACAACTGCTAAGATTGCTGATAATGTAACTCTTGGTGGTAATGTTACAGTGTCAGGAGACCTTACTGTTTCTGGTGATACTACTACAGTTAACACCGCTACACTAGCAGTAGAAGACCCTTTAGTTTCTCTTGCAACAGGGAACAACTCAGCCGATGCAGTAGATATTGGTATATACGGTTTATACGATACATCAGGTTCACAAGACCTTTATGGCGGTTTATTCAGAGATGCTAGTGATTCAGGAAAGTGGAAATTGTTTAAGGACAATCAAGCAGCACCTACTACAACAGTTAATACATCTGGAACAGGATATGCCGTTGGAACATTAGTTGCTAACTTAGAGGGCAATGTTACAGGTGCATTGACAGGTAATGCTGCTACTGCTACTAAACTTGCAACTGCAAGATCATTTACTACTACAGGTGATGTTGTAATTACTTCTACTAACTTTGATGGCAGTGCAAACTTTACTGCGGCAGCAACGATTCAAACTGGAGCCGTAGAACATGCGATGCTTGCAGGTGATGCAGTTGATGGCGATAATATCGCTGATGATTCTATTGACTCAGAACATTATGTAGATGGTTCAATAGATACAGCACACATTGCAAACAATTCAATAACAGGCGCTAAAATTCCCGATGGTGCTATAAGCACATCTGGAAAAATAGCTAATGATATTATTGACAGTCAGCACTACGCTAATGGCTCTATAGACACAGCACACATTGGTGATGACCAAGTAACAGCAGCCAAGTTAGCTAACTCAATTAACACCGATATTGCCACAGGTGTTACAGCTAATACAACTGCTAATGCTGCTCTGCCTAAAGCTGGTGGAACAATGACAGGTGACCTCGCTTACGGTGATAATGTCTTAGCTAAGTTTGGTGCGTCTAATGATTTACAAATTTATCACGATGGTTCAGATTCTTATATTACAGAGGTTGGTACTGGTGATTTAAAAATACAAGGTCAAACAAATATTTCGTTATTAGATGGTGAAAGTCATCATTATGTAAAATGTGTCAATGACGGTGCTGTAGAACTCTATCACGATAATAATAAGAAAATTGAAACAACTTCAGCTGGTGTTCAAGTAACTGGTCAATGCTATGCTTCGGCTGGAAAATTTGGATTAGATGACAACGACCATATTGACATCGAAACTACTACTATACAGTTTAAATTAAATGGCAACGAAGAAATGCGTCTTGAGGCTGATGGTGATTTACACGTTGATGGTGACGTTATTGCTTTCTCATCTACAGTTTCAGATGCAACGTTAAAGTATGACATTAATCCTATCGACCACGCTTTAGACAAAGTTGCACAACTCACA